CCCGAATGGCGCGACAGTCGTGTCGCGGACAGCGAGGCTCAGAAGCTAAGGACATTCCTTCTATCCGAAGGATTTTCCGAGGAGGACGTTAATGGGCTGAAAAACGCGACACTGGTGAAGGTGGCCCGAAAGGCCATGCTTTACGATCAGGGCAAAAGTCGTGCGACACAGGCTAAGAAAAAGCCTGCCAAGCGCACAGCAAAGACCCTCAAGTCAGGGTCGCGGGGGTCTCAGCCGAAGCCAAAGTCAGGCGCAGAACAAGCGCGACAGCGTTTTCGTCAAACCGGCAGCGTCAATGATGCTGCTAACTACATCAAATCTTTGCTCTAGGAGGGCAAAATCATGGCTATCGTAGCAAACACATTCACCAAATTCGACGCAGTTGGTCTGCGCGAAGAACTCTCGGACACAATCACCAACATCTCGCCTGAAGCCACGCCGTTCCAGTCGAATGTCGGCTCTGAAAGCGTTCGAAACTCGTACTTCGAGTGGCAGACCGACAGCTTGTCGGCAGTTGACACCACTGCACGCATTTCTGGCGACGACGTTTCGTCGTTCGACAGCACTGCGGCAACTTCGCGCGTCGGAAATTATACGCAGATACTTCGACGTACCTCGATCATCGCTGACAACCTGTCTGCGCACGACGCGGCGGGCCGCAACGATGAAATCGCATTCAACCTCGCCAAGCGCGGAAAAGAGCTGAAACGCGATGTGGAGGCAACAGTCCTGTTGAATAATGCGGCCGTCGCAGGCAACTCCTCCACTGCCCCTGAGACCGCTGGTCTGGGCGCGTGGATCGCATCAAACGACGTTGTTGGCTCCGGCGGCGCTTCGCCAACCGGCGACGGCACCGACGCTCGTACTGACGGAACTCAGCGCGATTTTACTGAAACCCATTTGAAGCAGGCGATGCAGCTTGCGTACACCAATGGCGGCGAGCCTTCGATCCTGATGGTTGGCCCGCACAACAAAACTGTTGTGTCCGGCTTCGCTGGTATCGCGGCGCAGCGCTACATGGCACCTTCGGACGGTCCGACCACCATCGTCGGCACGGCTGACGTGTACCAAAGCGATTTCGGTACACTCTCGGTTGTGACTAACCGCTTCCAGCGTGAGCGTGATGCTTGGTTCCTCGATCCTGAATACGCAGCGGTTGCTACCCTGCGTAACTTCGAAACCACAGAACTTGCGAAAACCGGCGACGCCACCAAATATATGCTCCTGTGGGAAGGTGGCGTGAAGGTTCACAGCGAGGCGGCCCACGCCTTGGTCGCGGACCTGAACGTATCGTAAGCGATGCGCAAAGCAAACAGGGGGTGGCTTTGGTCGCCCCCTTCTTCTATGGGAGCGAGAAATGGCACGTTTATTTGACCGCGACGAGTTAACTGGAATTACGAAATACTGGCACGTCACAGACAAGGGCGAGTACGTCGTTGAAACCAAGCAGGACACCACGGCAATCGCCAAGCAGAACAAGCGCCAATATAACGACAACGACGGTCGATGGGGCGACATGCAGCGAGTGGCGTCAATACCTCTGTCTGTGTATTATGACCTCAAGCGCAAGGGCATCGCTGACGATCCCAAGGCGATGAAAAAATGGATGAATGACCCGGACAATCGGGTTTTCCGCACGCGAAGCGGTACAGTTTAAGGGGCCAAGCCAATGACAGTCACCATCACAAAGCCAACCGTAGGCGCGTCCAACAACGCTTGGGGTACGCTACTCAACACGGCGCTCGATGACATCGTTGATGTGCTGAATGGCACTGATCCGATGACGCCTGACCTCACGTCTTTTGACATCGGCGGCGTTCCTGTGACGGCGACTGCGGCGGAGATTAATATCTTAAGCGGCGCGACTGTCACCACAGCCGAGATTAACTATGTTGACGGCGTAACCAGCAACATCCAGACGCAGCTCGATGCGCTCGACACCGGAAAGCAAGACGCGGATGTCAAAATCCTAAAAGCCGACACCAGCGACAATCTTACCGCTGGCTACACTGCCACGGCAGATAATGACGGCACGCAATCCAGTGGCACATACAGGCCCACACCGCTTGGCGGAAACCTGAAGCGCACCGTCAATGGTGGCGCGTTCACCTTGGCAGCGCCGACGGCTACCGGGGATTACACGTTGGTTATCCAGATGACGAACAATGCGTCGGCAGGTACGATCACGGTTTCTGGCTTTAGCAAGCAGAGCGGTGACAGCCTGACCACAACAGACGGAGATGACTTCTTCCTGTTCATCACCAAGATCAACGGCTTCACCAGCCTGACTGTGCAGGCGCTGCAATGACTTTTCCGTTTCCCACGGTGCCTCCTAAATCCGCTCTCAGCGTGTCGCACCTTGGGAGCGCAGGTATTAATGGCAACACTTCGGCTGGCGTAACGACTACGCATACTCTGAACGTAGCGTCGCCTAAGACGCTGGTGGCTCTGTCAACCGCCCAGTATGGTGAAGGTTCTTTGGCTCTCACGTTTGAAGTCGGGGCGTCAACAATTTCCCCGTTGATCTCGTATTCTGACTCGGGATATCAGCAATCGGGCCGCGTTGATCTTTACGTTATTGACACCCCAACAGGGTCAACCGTTGATGTGGACATCACTTGTCCTGTGGCACTCAGACGTTATACGCGCCTTGACTCCTTCAGTGTGAACGGCACCCCTGCGATACAGAACTCGTGGACGGGGACATATTCCGATGCAGACACGGGCGTGACCCTATCAACCGAAGTGGTTGGGAATGGGCATTTGCTGGCTGTCGGAACCTCTATTGAGAACAAAGGCGCGCTCGTGAAGGATCGCTTTGTTGGTACATGCGGGCTTGATCACTATCCAGAAGGCGTGTCGTCGCAGAGCATCAAACTGCTCCAAAGCGAAAACACTGAAGCATCCGCAGTGTTGTCTGGCATAACCAATGTTGGCACTAAATATAGCCAGTATGCCAGCTTCAACTTTTCAGACGGCGTCCAACTTCTTGTCGTAGCCTTGGAGCTTTCGTAATGCCCCTTATCGAACTCAAAATCCCCGCAGGCTTCAGAAAACATGGCACTGACATGCAGTCAGAGGGCCGCTGGCGCGACGGCAACCTCGTGCGCTGGCATGAGGGGGCGCTAGGTCCGGTTGGCGGCTGGGAGGAGCGCATGTCTTCAGCATACGCGGCGGCACCACGCGGAATGCTGGCTTGGGAGGACAACACGGCAAGTAGATGGATCGCGGCTGGGACGTACAATAAACTTTACGCCTCAACATCTGGCGGGACGACTTACGACATCACGCCTGTCGGGCTGACGGCTGGCAGCGAGGACGCTTCGGTTGAGACCGGCTACGGCGGCGGACTGTACGGCACCGGCTTCTATGGCCAGCCGCGACCTGACACTGGAAACTACTCAGAAGTGACAACTTGGTCTCTCGATACTTTCGGACAGTATCTGGTCGCCTGTTCAATCGATGACGGAAAGCTCTATGAGTGGCAGCTTGGCACAAGCACGCCAGCGGCTGCTATCTCGAACGCCCCGACCGACAATCTGGGTCTGGTCGTAACCGAGGAGCGGTTTCTATTCGCACTTGGCGCGGGTGGAGAGCCGCGCAGGATCGCATGGTGCGACTTCGAGGACAACACAACTTGGGCAGCAGCCAGCACAAACCAAGCTGGCGATCACACGCTGCAAACGTCGGGCCGCATTATGGCGGGCATTCGTGCGCAGGGTCAGGTTCTTATTTTGACCGATACAGACACGCATCGCGCGGTCTATACGGGTCCGCCGTTTGTCTATCAGTTTGAGCGCGTTGGCGAGGCGTCAGGTCTGATCGCCAGAAAGGCCGTGGCCAGCACGTCTGGCGGCATATTTTGGATGGGGCAGAAGGGTTTCTATCGATACGACGGAGCCAGCGTTCAGGCGCTGCCGTGCGATGTCTATGACCACGTTTTCGACAACATAAACTCGGCGCAGGTCAGCAAGACTTGGGCTGTGGCCAACGGTCAGAACAATGAGGTGTGGTTCTTCTATTGCTCGACGAGCAGCACCGAAATCGACAGCTACGTCGCCTATGATTATCAGGAGGGTCACTGGCTGATCGGCTCGCTGGACCGGACGGCTGGATTTGATCGCGGCGTATTCCGCAAGCCGATCTGGGCGTCATCGGCGGGAACCGTCTATGACCACGAAATCGGTTACAACTACGACAGCGCCTCGCTGTTCGTTGAGAGCGGCCCGTTCAAGATCGGCTCCGGCGATCATGTTGCAAACGTCATGCAGATCATTCCCGACGAAATCAACATCGGAGACGTGCAGGCGACGTTCAAGACCCGATACTACCCGACTGACGCAGATACGTCTCACGGCCCATATACGGCGGCACAGCCGACCGATGTGAGGCTACAGGGGCGTCAGGTGCGCATGAGACTTGAGGCCCAGTCAGCGGGCAACTGGCGCATCGGAAACTTTAGAGCCGACGTCCGGCAGGGTGGTCGCAGATGATCAGAGTACCCTTGCCTCTCAGCGACGACTGGAAAACGTGGAGCAGGCAGCTAACGTCATTTTTGTCTGGTGCCATCCCCAACCTCGGCCACAAAACAGACTTGGACAACCCGTCTCAAAACGGAACTCTGCTGTGGGATGACGTCAACGAGTATCCTGTGATCAGCAAAAACGGCGAGTGGCGGCAAATCGTTTTGGAGGATGGCCACTACAATGGCGCTGTCAGCAGCGACCAGACGGCAGCGGCGATCGATACCGCATACGCCCTAACCTACACATCAAGCGCCAGCGACAGCATCTCAAATGACGCCACAAACCCGTCGCGCATCGTGTTCTCTGAAGCTGGCGAATATATGATTAGTTTTTCGGCGCAGATCAGCGCGGGTTCGTCATCAAGCGTGGACTTTTATTTTTGGCCGAGGGTCAACGGAACTGATGCCGCCGGATCGACAATGGTTAACACGTTAAAGAATAATGGCGCACGCCTCGTGGTCAGCCGGACAGCCATATTTACATTCGCGGCGGGAGACTACCTAGAGGCAATGTGGGCGGTCAGCGACACCAATGGCTTTCTTGACGCTACGGCAGCTACGGCATTCTGCCCAGCAGCGCCTGCCTCAACAATCGCCATCACGAGGATGCATGGATGACGCCGGTTATAGAGATCGAGCCGGTTTCAGAGGGCATCCAGTCAGCTATTGATTTGGCGGCACCGATGCTGTCCAAGTCGGTTGCGCGGGACGAGCAAAGCGCTACATTCGACGACCTGACCAAAGACCTACTTGACGGCAGCGCAATGCTATTTTTGGTCTGGGTCAACGGAGACGCTGTCGCGGCATTCGTGGTTCGCGTTATTTCGTACCCACGCAGGAAAACGCTGTACATCCAGCACATGGGCGGCAAAGACCTCAACGTCTGGATGCCATACGCCTTGCAGGTTTTGCGCCACGCAGCAAAAGAGCGTAAACTGCATGCAATTGAGGCCGACGGCAGGATCGGGTTTGCCAGAATGGCTGCGAAAAACGGTTTTAGAGAGACGCATCGGCACTTCGAAATGGAGATATAGATGGGCAAAAGCACCACCACGACAACGATGGCACCAGAACAGCGAGAGTTCATGGGCGTCGTGACCGGAGCCGCGAAAGATATTTACGGAACCGAATATCAGCCGTACACCGGGGACCGTGTCGCTGGCATGACGGGCCTGCAATCTCAGGCGCTGCAAGGATACGGCGGCCTGACGTTGCCCAGCGAGTTGTCAGCCGCGTCTGGGTACGTTTCGGACTTCATGGGCCGCACGCCAGAGCAGACAGCCGCAGCGCTGGCAGATTATACCGGCCAGTACACGCAGAACGTAATTGACCCGACAATTGCACTGATGAACCGTCAGCGACAGAAGGCGATTACCGGCGAGGAGGCCAACATTGCCCGCGCTGGCGCATTCGGGTCTCGCGGCGACGTCTACATGGGCGAGCGTCAGGGCGAATACGAGGCGCAGCTTGCAAACACAATCGGAAACCTACAGGCGCAGGGCTATCAGGGCGCTGTCGCGCGAATGCAGGCCGAGGATGCAGCACGGCTCGGCGCTGCTGGTCAGCTTGCCGGTCTCGGTATGACTAACCTTGGCGCTCAGAAAGACATCGCTGGAGCGCGATTGTCGGCAGGCGAAGCCGAGCGGCTTCTTAAGCAGCAGGAGCTTGACGCCATGTACAACGCATATCTCATGGAGCAGCAGTATCCGCTGCAACAATTTGGCGTCCTAACCGGCGCAGCCGGTGCCTTCCCAGCAGGTCTTGGCACAACTACGCAAACCCCGTCGATACTAGACAATTTGGGCCGCGTCGCAGCGGCAGGCAGTTCCGCCGGAATGGGCTTCCCGATAGCGTAAGGAGAGCATGAAGATGGCATATATTCTCACAGAGACAGACCTCGACGCTCTCCAGCAGGCTGGCATCACCGGCGTCCCTGCTGGCGTCGAGGCAACGCCAGAGGAAATGCGCATACTTGGCGTTCTGGACCCAGCGCTGACTGACAGTTTCGCAATGGGCGACACAACCGGCACCGACGTGACCGGCATGACGCCTGATCCGAACTACCAAAACGGGGCCACACCAACCGCCCCACTTCCCCAGCAGGTTAACTCCCAGCCTGCCCGGGGCTTCGGGGTGCTTGATTTTCAAACGTCTCCTCCCGTGGACGATTTCTCGTACCTCGAAGACCCCTATTCGAACCTCTCAAAAACCCAGCGTCGAATGCTGGCCTTTTCGGCCATCAAGGACGCAGGCATGGCCCTTCAGGGCAAAGAGGGTAACAGCTACGCGACCATGATGGCGGACATCACAGCCCGCGCCGACATGGCCCGCAAGGCGAAGGCGGCGCAGGCTCAGGCGGAGCGTGACCGCCTGATGCAGATGCAGGTGATGGCTCTACTCGGCGGAGGCTCCGCCGCTGCGGGCATTGGCCAAACCGTTTTGCAAACACAGGGCGGCGACCTGAAGTCGCAAATTGATCGGCTCAACTCAGCAATCCCGCAGCTTATTTCGGCGGGCTATGAAGGGCAGGCTCAGGCTCTGCTTATGCAAAGGGACCGGCTTCAGGCTGAGTTGGATGCGCAGACGGCCGAGGCCGAGGAGGAAGAGGTTACAAACCTACAGCGCCAGAAGGCGATGAGCCAGACGCAGAACATCATCGATGCAATCGACGAGGCTCTGCGCATTCAGGTTGGCGAAGACTTTGAGGGGAAACTTGACGCGATTATCTCCGGCGATGAAACCGGATGGAGGTGGTTGGCCAGTGGGCGATCTAGCCCAGATTCAAGGCTAAAATTCGAGACCTTTGTGGCCAATGTGGACCGCGTCAAATCTATAATGACGTTTGACAATATGGCGGCGATGAAGGCGGCGGGCGTCACGTTCGGCTCACTGAGCAACTCAGAATTAGCGCAGGTCGCAAGCACCGTCGGCGCACTGGACGCGAGGGAAAATCCGAGGCTTGCCGCCAAGGAGATTGCTCGCATCTACAAAGACCTGAAAGAGAAGATGGTTGATTACGAGCTAGACGCTCTGATGGGGGGTTAACGCATGGCCAAGTACACCAGAGAAGAAATTCTCGAAGCCGCTGATCGCGCCGATCAAGCCGGAGATACCGCCAAAGCCGCCCGACTTCGGGAGCTGGCGGGGGCTTCGGTTAAGCCGCAGTCAGCGCGTCCTGCTCGCCGTGAGAAAGTCGCGCCCATATCGGCTGGTCTCGCCCGATCTCTTGCTCAGGGTGCCTTGTTCGGCGCTTATGACGAGGTAGAGGCATTTCTGAGGTCTCGCTTCAGCGATCAGGAATACGACGACGCACTGAACAAGGTTCGCACAGAGATGGAGCTGTACCGCAAGGACAACCCTGCACTGGCGATGGGCGCAGAGATTGCTGGCGGCTTCTTAACTCCGGCAGGATTGGTTGGCGGCGCGACTAAGGGCGGCTTGACTGCTGCTCGATCTCTGGGCGGCATGGCGGCGCGTGGCGCTGCGACTGGCGCGGCAGGCGGCGGCATTGCTGGCTTTGCGTCTGGCGAGGGCGGCTTTGGCGAAAGAGCGCAGAGCGCACTAACAGGCGCGGCTTTGGGCGGCGCTTTGGGTGGCGCTGCTCCGGTTGCTTTTGGTGTGGCTGGCGATATTGGCTCACGCGCATTTGATGGTCTCGGCCTGTCTGGGCCGAAGCGTGCGGCGACTTTGGCCGAGCGTCGCGTACTCAAGGCGCTAGAGCGTGAAGGGCTGTCGCCAGATGAGGCGGCGGCTCGATTGCAGCGTGGCTCTGATCTAGGGGCTGACATTCTACCGGCAGACCTTGGTGAGAACGTCGCGGGGGCTGCATATGCCGCTCAGGCCGTCCCCAACGCCCGCAGGTCGGCTGTGCGAGGCATCCTAGAGGAGCGTGGGATCGAGCAGGGCGGTCGCATTGCTGAGCGCACAGCCCAGTCAATGGACGCCGCCGGAGTGTATGGTCTTGATTATCTGGATGATATCGCCGCTGCGGCCGAAGAAAAATATCGCCCGTTGTATAAGGCGGCAGATAAACCTATCGACGCCGAGCCGTTCCGCACATACGGAAGTCGCAAGGTTTTCCAAGATGCTTATGTGAGAGCGCAGAAGCGAGCTGACGACTTGGGCGAGGCTCCGCTCCCCGATCTGGAAGACCTTCTGGCTGGCGACACAGTTTCGACAATGCACATGCAGCAGATCGCGCAGGGTTTGGATGAGGTTATCGAAAGCGGCACTGACAAGCTGACAGGCAAGATGTCTACTGAGGCAGCCCGTGTGAAGGGTATCCGCGATGACTTCAAATCAATAATTCGCGAACTGAACCCTGACTATAAGGCGGCTGACGTGCAATTCCGTGACTACATGGACCTGCGACGCGCATATGATGTCGGTGAAGGGTTTGAGAAACTCAGCGGCCAAGCCCTGACGCGCAAGCTGTCAGCGATGACCGCCGAAGAGCTTGAAGCTATGAAGGTCGGCATGGTCACAAAAATTCGGGAAATCGGCAGCGGATCTGACCGCACTGACTATTTCCAGCGCATCTTCGGGTCACCCAAGCGGCGAGAGGCATTGCGCCGCGCGATGGGTGACGAAGAGTTCGCCAACTTCAGCGATTACATGGCGCTAGAGCGTGACATGGTTCGCACATCGCGCCGGGTTCTCGGCGGATCGGACACCGCCCGCAACATCCAAGAGCAGGGCGAGCAGGGCATCGACCCGCAGAGCCTGCTGCAAATGATGATTGGCGGAAAGGGCGAGGTCGTCAGGCAGGCGGCGGGCGCTCTAGGCACTCGAATGCAGGGGGTTGGCGCTCCGGTAGCGGAGCAGATGTCTGATCTGCTTTATGCGCAGGGCCGAACCGCCCAGCAGTCTGCTATAGAACGCCTCAAACGACGCGCTATAGAAGATGCAGCGGCCCGCCAAGGACTGCTATACCGGCCTGAGCTTTATGGCGCTGCGACCGGCGGCTTGATTGGCGGGCAAGCGGAAGATTATCGTTAATCTTCCGCTTTCTTTGACCGCTTGGCAGGCTTCTTCTTGGCGGTCATATCTTCGATGATACGCGCGGCTTTTTCGCAAGCTGCGTGCAGAGCATATGGGTTATGAACGCGGCGCGGCTGCTTGAGGATTTTCAGTAGTTCTTCAATCTCGTTGTCCATATGGACCTCCGTTTGCTTGATGTAGCGAGATCATATTGCAGATGCTACTATTAAGCAAACTTCACAGAGGCTGGACGCATGGCGATAACCACCTACGACGAACTCAAATCATCGATTGCCGAGTGGCTTAATCGATCAGACCTCACGTCCGTCATCCCGACATTCATTTCTCTGGCCGAGGCTGATCTGAACCGCACGGTTCGTCACTGGCGAATGGAGAAGCGCAGCACGGCATCGACATCTGGTCAGTACCTCGACCTGCCGAGCGACTGGCTGGAGCTAATCAGGGTCAAAACGACAGGCTCAGGCACCACGCCGCTTGATATGCTGTCGCAGGACGATCTTGCCGAGCGTCGTGCTTGGCGCAACGACATCTCTGGCAACGTATCGGCGTACTGCATCACCGGAGGTCAGCTTGAGTTTTATCCGACGCCGAGCGACACGCAGACCGTTGAGATCACCTACTATGCCACGCTTGAGGCGCTGGATGATGAGAACGCCACCAATTGGCTGTTATCGTCACATCCTGATGTGTATCTATATTCGGCACTGCTGCACGCCGCGCCATACCTTCAAGACGACCCACGCGTATCCGTGTGGGGTGGTCTTGCCCAACAGGCTGTTTCAGCCGCTAATCTCGAAAGTGAGAAAGCTCGGTACAGCGGCGCCGGCATTCGCATGAAACTGAGGAGTTTCTAATGGCTACACTAAGCGATCGTGTATTTGACAACGGCTTGACCGTTCTTGATACCGAAGCAAACCGGATCGACATCTGCTCGACCGAGCCTGCAACCTACGCCGAGGCGACATCAACATATACGCTCGGCAATTCGACATCTCTTTCAATCGGCGCTCCGGCTGACCGCTCAGGTGGTGGGCGCGAGGTGACTGTGGCGGCGATCTCTGACGGGTCTGTCACCGCCACCGGAACTGCGGCGTACTACGCAATCGTTGATACTTTGAATAGTCGCCTGCTGGCGACCGGATCTCTGTCGGCATCGCAAGTAGTCACG